ATGATTGGAGGCTTTTTCCATCCTATGCAAGAGAACGGCACATTCTTTTGGCATCCCTCCAAGAGCACGACAGAGGCTAAAAGGGGAAAGAGTAAAAGTTTCAGCATTAATTTTCTCACGATTTTGAAGAGCCGATATCGCTTGTATCAAGGACCTTGTCCGTTCAAAAGAACGTCCATAAAAAAAGCTACTCAAAGCAATGACAATAACCAAAAGGATAGCAAAACCCCATCGAAACAAAAAAATCACTTTTGTTCTTTCCTCACTGTATCAATATACAAGATAATGCCCACAATCACAGTCACAATCATAATACCAGCCAAAGCCCACTGTACAGGACCATGTCCCGTAACAAATCCTGTAAGACCTGAAAAAGATGCAATCAATGGTGCAAAAACTTCTGCTTTGAAAAAAGGCATGCTCTTCGTTGTTTCCACCTTTTGATAATTAGAAGAAACATAAGCCCCTTTAGCCCATAAACCAGCCTCTGCTGCACGTCGATGCACCAATCCCTGCACACGTTTTCCTCCTGCTCTTATCCATTTTTGCAATTCGGCTGGTACGGCTTCATAATCTCCTTTGTTCAGCTTTTTTAAGAGCGTGGAATTACAAAATGCCTCTGTTCCTATATTATAACAAAAGGATACAAGAGCTGCAAACTGTTCATCAGTTAAAAACTGAGTGACTTCGCGTTCCACAGTTTGTTCAAATTGTTTCAAATCTTGTCGAAGTATAGTCTCTGCTTCAACCTGTGTGATTTCCATGCCATCTTGTACAACAGGTTTTCCTGCTTGTTCTGTATGTCCATATCCAATTGTCCACACGCCAATAACATCTTGATAAGCCTTTAAGCGTAATCCTTCCCATTGTTTAATGAGTGCAAGCCCCTCTTTTGATATTTGCCGCATTTTCCTGATTCCATAAACCGCCTATAGGATGATTAAAATCGATGGTTTTCCCCTAATTATGCACTTTCCAGCTGACAATTCTCCAGCTGACAATTAAGTGCTCATTTTGGAAATCTTCCCGCTTTTTCTGATGAAAAGCTATGATCTTTTATTCCTGTTGTCAATTGTTCTTCCAAAGCCGTAATACGCTGTAAAAGTTGTATATAGTTTTTTTGGTGTTTTTTATCTTCACGCTTTCCTTCTTGCAGGATTTGCTTCAACAATGCATTTAAAGGGGCATGTCCCATTCTTCCACTCGCATAGAGAACAACACGAATATGACTAGGATCATCAATATCAGCAATTGAAAATGGAAAGAGTGCCATTTTATTTTTTCCTTTATTCTTGGATTTATCAACAGTCCATGAGGAAACTTTTCTATTCTCACCGATCAATTATCCTGTTTTCTTTTCATTATTGAGCAGCTGTCAGAGCCTCTATTTTCAATAATTTGAGATGAAATTCTCGTTATTCTTCCAATAATGCGTTGGAAAGAATAGAAAATGTAAGATAAGGAATCATTTTTATTGATGGAAAATATTTTATCTTTGCAAAAGCATTCTCTTCATGAAAGAAGAAAACCAAGCTAGCTCCTCATTTAAAAAGGTAGGATTCCTTGATCCTTCGCACAATTTTATTCTACCTCCACAATAACGATTGTAGATACATCGATGCTTTCCCTTATCCTACGAAGAAAGAAGAATAGACAAGAAAGCCTTTATGAAAGGCATCTTTAGCAAGAAAGAAACCTTTAAAAAGCGCATTTTTTCCATCATGGTGTTTCTCAAGAGACTGCAAATATTTTGCCCTTTCCCCATAGGAAAGCAAAAATTCTCTCTGTTTTTAGCACAGAAAGATTTTATATCTTAATGGCATAAATAACGGCCATATTTCGGGGACGTGTTTCATTTCCCCCTGTTTTATCGATGATTAATTTGTGAGTATGCTCTCCAGAATCAGCTGTATATCTTTGTTGTGTCCATCTACGTCTGAGAAGTCCTCCCCCTCCTAATGCATCATCTGCCGCTTCGTATCCTGTATATATGTGATCATGCAATCCTGATTTGTCTGTTGTTCCTGTATGGTCATGAGATTTAAAAGAGTCTTTTTGCTCACTTCCTAAAACACGGTCCTTATCAATTCCTTTTCCACTATCCAATCCCCGTAAAAACATACCACGAAAATCGGGAACATTAAAAGTTGTTGTGCCATCTCCTTTCCCCCACACTTCTCCAATAGCCTCAAAAAGGCTTGCATATTCCCCTCGAGCATAGGCTTTACCATCACACAATAACCATTCATCCGGAATTTTTTCCGTTGCAAAAGAAGCAATAAAGCCTGAAGGAAAAACACTGACTTTAGGGAGAACAACAGCTGGATTGGTTAAATACCATCCTTCTTCTTTTTTTTCACCGATTTCCGAATAATAGATCAGTTCATAAAGCCCTTCTTTTTGCATCTCGCCACCGGTCAACGGTCGGAGTCCCTCCTGTGTTCCTTTATAAATTGGCTGAGAAGACAATTGATTTAAGACAACACTTGTGGCTCCGACATTCGTTTCTTGCGCTTTAAATCGAAGCACAATACCATTTTGATAAGCTGCATAAGGAGCCTTAGTTGTCAAATGAATAGAGGTTTTTTTCTTACTTTCTTCTTTCTCTTCAGCCGTTATAGTGAATTTAACCTCAACGGTTCCCCCGATATCGGATAAATATTCTTTGACGCGCTGCATCATTGCACGAGCACTATCATTCACTGAACTTGGAGGTTGTCCTTCAGCCCAGTTGATTATTTCGTCGGCGCGAGCATTCTCAGCCGCAATAAGTGACCAATCATAAATTGAGCTCATAGGATTTATCCTTTTTTTGCAGACCACAACCAAGAAAAGAAAGAAGAAAAAAAGGCAAAGAATTTTTTCTTTGGTTTTTTGATCTTTTCCAATCCAAAGCCGAGCTTGTTATAATTCACATGCAATAAATGTGTTTTTATATTCATATAAACGGCATCGGGATTCAAACGAACGAGATCTTGAGCAAGAACCCCGCGATAGCGTTGCGAATTTCCTTTATAATTAAATTCATAGAGGGGATAGCCGTTCTTCTCCCCTACAAGAACGATATTTTCTTTAACGTTTACATCAGAAAGACCAATAATGCCTTTCAACAAGCCAAGCACGCGCTGCGCATCACGTAAGGGATCCTTTGTGATTGCAGGCATAGTTGTGGATTCTCCTGTTTTTGTTCCATAATTACCGGCTGCTTTGGTTCCAATTTGCAGCAATCTTTCCAATTGATTCCAGGCTTGATTATCCTGTTCGCGCCATTTTTCTTGCTCTACATCCAAAGCATGCTGCTTATTTGCATCTTGTACCATTCCGCCCTTCAAAGCATTATTTTGAGCATTGCTTTGTCCTTGATAGAAATTATTGGCTGTATTCACTTGATTTTGCATCGAACGATCAATCATCTGATTTGCGTTGAGCATATGATTAATATCTTGATTATATTGTTGTGCGGTTGCCTGAGTTGCCAATGCTCCCAATTCATCGGTAAGCACACCGGTATGGGCACCAGAGCCATAACGTCCTGCTCCTGCCATAGATTGATTAACAACATCGGATGTTTTATTCAGTGCTCTGCTAAGAGCATCATTAAATTTGCTATTATTGCCTATCCAATTTCCGGCGGCCATCTCAGAGAGATTTTGAGCACTTTTTGTAGGTTCTTTGAGCCACTCATTAAAGACTGAATTGTTATATTGATTGGCTGCATTTTCTAAACCCTTAAGAGCATTTTGTGTTGTTTCACTTAAATCAGCATGCCGTTCTCCTTGATAGACATTTCCCCCTATGCCTTTATTATACAAATTGAGAGCTTCAGCGCTTGCCTGTTTTAAGATATCCTCCGCCCACGAGGGTGGAGCGTTCGTTTGTGTCGTTGTTTGAACCTGAGGGCTTGTCCGTCTTCTCATGCTTTAAAACCTTTCTATAATGAATAAAATTGATAGCATATCCGTGATGAACAAGCATTTTCGCCCACCCAGATCTTCCCAGTGTCAAAATTTCATCAGCCTTGATAGTTCGTGCCCATTGTTCGAGTTGATCAATCAATGAAACCAGTTTGATGCCTCCCTGGCCAGCAAGGTCTAAAATAACAACGCGTTTTTTTCCATCGTGCGTTTTTTCAATTTTGGTTATTACAAAAGCACTAAATTCAGTTCTATTTTTTAAAATCAACCACAGCTGCGCCTGCCCACCAATGATCTCTTCAGCCATATGTTTCAAACACACATCATGAGGAAATCGTTGAGCATATTTCCGCATAGCTGCATTCATAGCCTCTCGATAAAGAGCCATTTTTTCCCAAGACCACTGATGCGTACAATGAAGAGAATAAAAATCTTCATGATCTGAGCGTTGTGTTACAATTTTAGCTTTTTTCTTCCAGGGCATAGCATCCCAACTTCTTAACTTTGCTCTCGCCAGAAGTTTTTTTGTTGCTATACTCAATACATCCCTTATCCCCATAAAATCTCTCACCATTTATCTAGAGCATTCTCTTATCCACAAACATAATCCTGCCATTCAATCTGCCCTACCTATGGAAGAAACACGCGATACATCACCAAAAACAGCCGGAGAATCCTATTGTCACCCTCCATTGCGCTCATTTATACTGATACCTCCTGATTGAATAACCCACCGCATCAGCATCTTGCCCAAGCATACTCACCATATTAAGCTTTTACCCTAGCATCCTCACCATTCTAGTTTTGTGCCTTAGCAAACTCGACGCATGAGCCCTATTCTTTGGTATGCTTAACGCATAAGCCCTATTCTTTGGCATGCTTAACGCATGCCGGCAGGCCTCAACTCGACATCAAATCCAGTGACATGAGACCAATTGACTCCTTCTGGTATCCGAAGCTTAAAGCGATAAAACCGCGCCCTAGCACGAGAATGAATTTGTCCCGTATGCGTAGAAGGTTGTCTTTCTGGCAACCAAACAGTTTCTTCCTCAAAGGCTTGACGAAAGCGCATACCAACCGACAAATAAAATGTTTTACTATTCACCTGGGGCATAATATTTCTCACCCTGGTTATCATACCATTTGTCTGTCCCATTTCTTGTGAGGTTATGACACAAGCCATAGGGGATCCAGAAAATGATCCGAGTCTCCCTTCACGATCGAAAGCTCCCAGAATTGGTGTTTCATTTTGCCACACTTTACTATCGAGAGAAAAAGGTAAATCATCCAGACTTTCTGAAACTCTATCAAGCCCTTCTAAGGTATATCCGGTTAGAAAAATAGGCAAAATCATTTTGATATTTACAGTCGCTTTGGTCCACTTTTGCAATCCCCAATCATAGATCAGCAAGATCCGCTCTTCGATCGTTTCATCGGCATCGATAACCCAATAAACGCGGTTATACACGCCATCGATTGCAGCACTCAGAGTAGATAATTGATTTTCTGAGATTTTTGCCACCATAGTTCGATCGACTTTTTCGAATCCGATCGGAGAAATTCGCCCATCTGTAGTAATTTGATAGAATCCTCCCTCATCAGCAAAGAAAGCGAGATCCCCACGACAAACTATTGATTCAGGGTTTTTTGCACCACGTTTATCATGTATTTTCTGGAAACTGAAGATAATCTTAGATCCAGGAATAAAAGAGCCGGCATAAATTGCAGAACGCATAAAGATTAACGGATTTGTTGTTTCTGTTGCTCCTTGCACATATCCCCCATCGGGAAAATCTTGATAATCGCAGCTTTTTTTCCCTACAGTCCAGAACTCAGCATCATTCAACCCAGACCAATGAACGCGTCGTGGATGTTCGGGTAATTTCATGAGACAAACGAAATCGCCCCAAACGCGAACAATTCCTGCTTGTGGAGGATTTCCACCTAAATCTCTAAAATTTTCATCTTGATTAATATCGATAACTTGAGGCTTATCATTTGCATTAACAGCGATAACATAATCGCCAAATAACGCAAAAGACCAAGGTGCATCAACATTAGCAAAATAGGATTTATTTTTACGCGTAATATCTTTCCACTGCAAAGTTGTATTATTGAGCTGATAGATTTTTTTTCTGTTCCAGCAATAATCGACACACCATTTTTTGTTTTGACAGCGATAGCGCCTAAAATAGTCCCCGGACAAGGCTCTGATAATGGACTAAAATTTGGCATTGGGATATAAGATCCATCTGCAGGAAGCACATTGACAAGTTCATCGGTAAAGAGACTATTGATATGAGCAACATCGGGACGATAATCCGCAAGAGGAAAAAAAGCCATTTAAAACCCCGTTGAAAGAATATGAGAGCATCCTTCGCGACGCGATGTTTCGTAACGCAAGAGTTGGAGCTGTTCTTGAAAATCGCTAAACGCGACAGCAGCACATTCAGCATCTTTGAGAATATTTTTATAGAGTTCGTACTTTGCCCGTGCTTTAATTAAATCGAAAGCATAAACAAACCAAGGGTTCTGATCTTGCAGAGCGAGACTATCAGAAAAATGCGCTGGTCTCCAGAAGAGGCGAACAGTTTCAACAGTATCAGGTGTTGGGAACAGTCCGATTTGTTGATCCAAAAAGGTGTAGAATACGGGTGTTCCTTGAACTGAATGACTTTTATATTCTTTTTGTGCTTTTTTCCCTGATTTATAAAGAAGGGGTATTCGCCTTGCTTCTTTTTTCTCAAGAACCAAAGATTCAATAACCATTTCTGTTTCAAGAAAAGCGGTATCTTCATATCCATACCATGTTTTTCCGCTTTGTGTTTTAAAGCGCATTTCCCGCATTTTATTGAAGAAAAAGGGCTCCTGTTCACACAAGCGAAGAGCAGTTACAATAGAATCTTGAATTTGAATAGAATATTCACCTGTTGTATCATCGACTTCATCCTGAATCAGCGCCACCATTTGCCCAAATGTTTTGGCATGATCGGAGATTTTTGAAACAAATGAATAAGATTGAGCAGAAGATTTTGTTAAAGAAGATCCAGGAATAGGCATGAGTGCTTCCTTTTTATTTTATTCCCTCCCAAAAGTTTAAAAATTGGCAGGGAATTTTATAATCTTTTTTAAGAAGAGAGAGCGTATGTTGAAATCACGATGGTTCCAAAATCCTGAGCTTTTTCACGCTCATTTTCCAAACTGAAGCGTGTTTTTTTCATACCAATAATTGTTTTTGCAGCAACACCAAACTCACGTTCATAGTCAAAGAGCTCTTCCACCAATTTATAGCGTGTTGCTCCCCGATCCTTACCGAAAGCAATAACAGTACTTTGTGCCCCTAGCAAAACGGCACGACGCACATGAGGAAGCATAGGGATCGTCTTACCATCCTCAGATGCCGGTCCTACACCTTCTGTGACATGCTCTGCTTCTCGTAAGATGACTCCATTATACATACCCAATGATCCATTATAGATGGGATTTTTCATACGGCTTCCACTGTAAATGGCCTTAGTGATATCAAGCCATTGCCCTGGCTCTGTATTGGATCGCAATTGTGTAACTTGTGTTGGATGGAGATAAAGGACATAAACATTTTCTCCATCGACACGCACAGGTCTAATTTTTGGGTTAGCAAGTTTAGCGCGTTCGACAGCTTTATCAATCAACTGAAGAGTAAAGATATCGCTTGATTTAAGATCTGCATCTTTTGTTTTTCCATTAGGACGCAGTATCCGTTTGTCGGTTGGTTCAGTTGGTGGATTAAATCCGTAATGCACAGGTTTTACCGCCATGGTTCGTCCTTCAAAATTGATTTTATTTGCTGTAAAACCACAGACATGAAGAAAGAACATCAGACTCAAACGATCTGCATACCAATCGACAAGAGCATTTTTGGCTTCTGTCCGTAAATTATGTAAAGTTCTCTGTTGATCGATTGTGCCTTCATTTCTAACACGAACAGCATGAGAAAGTTCATTAATGACCAAGCGATCCGTCAGGAATTGTAAATCTTCTTCTTTTCCTGTAAGAAGGTCTTTTTCAGTAACCCCCTCACCAAACAATTGGACACGTAAACCAAAGCTAATAGAATCTCCATGCGCTTTATTGGTTTCATCTTTCAATTGAATAATACTATTGGAATCTCTTCCAATAAGTGGTGCAATAGAAATTGCTTTTGAGACTTCTTGATTCAGTAATTTTGACCATGTACGTACAGCCATTGGATGATTAAGTCCGATGTGAGTTGCAGCCATTTTTCCCCCTCATAATTTTGATATAAAAAAACCGGTATTGTACCGGGCGTTTATTGTTTCCTATCCTAATGCTCAGAACAGAAAGTTATTTTTAGTGTCTTAATTTTTTAGTATTTTTCCTCTCTTTACAGCCCTCCCCCACTCATTAAATGGTTAAAAGCAGCTTTGTTTTTTGGGTTATCGATCCAAACATTAAATTCTCCTTCGGACATCTTATCGAGAAGATCCAAAGAAATTGGCCCATTGGCGCTCAAACCATTAGAAGCGACAAGGGTACGGGCAGAATTTTGCCTCTCCTGAAGAGCTTTCTCCTCCCATACACTTTCTTGTAGGCTCTTTGTTTCCTTCATTCCTTGTAAACTTTGCCCTTGATAATTTTGTAGAATTTCACCTTTATGATTTTGTGGTGTTGTATAGCCAATAGTCTGTGCGATTGTATAAATCATCTCGGCCGGATTTTTATTCTTTTCACGACAATCTTGCACAATCTTTTTCAACTCATCGCCGATCATAGCATCAATAACGTTCGGATCTGCTAGTTCAGGATAAAGAGAAGCACAAGCAGCCAATTGCTTTGCACGCATCTCATAAACAAAATCAGCAGCTTGATTAAAATCGCTATGTACTTTTTTGACAGTCTCCACAGACTGATGAAAAAAAGACTGCAACCGCTCTGCTTCTGAAGCCCCCTGCCCCTGCGAAGCAGTTTGTTGCACTTCTGATGTCTGCTGTTTATTTTGAAGCATTTGTCCAAGCCATTGCAGATAGCCCATAAAGTCTTTTTGCGGATCTGGTGGAGCTTGCATTGGCTCTTCACTCTGATCGCCTTCATTCTCCTGCTCCAGTGAGACTATTTCATTTTCATCGTCCTCTTCTGCAAGGACATTACCTCCCTCTTCTCTCCCAGAATTTCCTTCCAAACTATCACTTGTTTCTTGCAAAGAATGCGTTTCCCATGCGTGCTGTTCTTCCAATGTTAAAGTTTCTTCATTCATTATGCTTTCCTCATTTGCCTAAAACAACAAAATGCCCCCATACCCACGCAGAGCACATATACAATAAATGCATCCCTCAAAATCCTGTAAAGCTTACGCAACACGGATACCTTCTGCTTCTTCTAGAAACAGAAGACGCATCCCTCAAAATCCTGTAGAGCTTGTGCAACACGAATACCTTCTGCTCCTTCTGGAAATAGTAAACTCATCCCACAAGGTTCTGTAGAGCTTGTGCAACACGGATACCTTCTGCTCCTTCTGGGAATTGTTGGGGCCCTTGTTGCTCAGTAAGCACTTGACTGTTTTGCTGTGCTTTGAGTGTAATTTTATGGATAAGCGATGCAGGTAAAGGTGAATAGTGCAGAAAGTCGAGCATCATCTCTGGCGTTGCAAATTGTTGCATAAGCGGCAACAATTGCATAATAACGGAAAATGTCCGTTCTTTTTCATTTGTGCTTGTTGGTGCATCATCTACCACAATATCATATTCCAAACTTGTAACCATTTCCCGTGTAAGGGGCACATATTTAGCATTATCTTCTCCAGCAATACGAATTAAACGGCCATCAGAGAGATAATTTTGGATAAGATAGAGAATTATTTTTCCCTGTCGTTGTCGATAGCGACGCAATCCATCAAAGAAAGCAGCCAAAAGATTGAGCGAAGATTGCCGGCGTTTTTCTTCGAGTATACCTGGTTGATTGACGGAGCGTGTTCCTACAAACTCGGGAGACAATCCTGTCACCTGAGAAATAGCACCCTTTGCTTCATTAAAGAGTTGAAAAAAGCCATTTGGAAACTGGGCGACAGGTTTTGGTTGGACTCTTCCAGCGGCTACAGCACCATTTTTCAGCCAAGTAATACTATCAGCTCTTGCCCAACTTTCTGTTGCTTGTCGATCATCATCGAAGGCATCCCGCTCTGCCATGATACCGCCTTTGGATTGGCTATTAAGCAAATGCATGACTTGACTAAAATATTTATTAGCCCAACGTTGAGGGTCTTTGGCTGGACGTACGATTCCATAGAATTGTCGACTTAATTTATCGAATGTCCCAGTAATACATTCCCACCCCAATTGATTAGAAGGGACCAATGGTTTATCGGGAGCCTCGAGCAATTTTTTTCCTAAGAAAGCGCGTTTGACAACTTTTTTTGTCATTTTTGTTGCGGGAAACAGAGGAAATTCTTTTTTAATCTGTTCAAAGTCCTGTTCAGAATACTCAGTAAACCGCCCAGTTTGAGGATTAAGCACCTTATAGATGACTTCACGTTCGAACCACCGGCATTCAGCCAGAGTAACCATTTTAGGGCTTTGCAGAATATTTTCACCTTCCCCGAAGCTTTCATTTTGGTAATCTCCATTCCCAACGCTATGCAAACTCATTCCCGTTTGCTGTTGCACCCAATCTGCATTGAGCTCACTCCAATGCACATTTGGGAACATTTCTTGTGCAATTTCCAGTGGTTTTTCATCGATATACCACACCCGCTGAGCATCAATAAGATTAGGTTTAACGGCACTTGTATCCCACACCATTTTCATAGGATCGAGCCGTGCAATGACGGGTTTTCCTCTAGGATCTTCTTCATAATCGAGCCGAGTATCGGTCCATCCCATCCCACAAATAACCGTATCTTGAAAAGCATCGGAATCTTCATATTCACCATGCGCCTCATCACGAAACCATTCTGCTGCTCCAGTGAGGATTTGATTAGCGATAGCAGCGCCTTCTTGTCGTGGAATAAATTGAACATGGCGTTTATTATTGCGTTCGGTTCCAACGACAGCATTAATCAAGGGCGCAACACGATTGAATGTCATAACGGGTCTGTTTTGTTCCCGTAAAACAGCAAGATCTTGTTCATTCCACTGTCGCCCATTATAAAAATCGTAATCTTCTTGAGCATTTTTTCGCCATTGCTCGACATGAACAATATCCTCTTGATACCAGTTAACGAGCTTTTGAAAGAGCGCCTGATGTTCGAGGGTTTCAATTGAATTAGAAGCAGTCTGCATATTCATTAAAAAGCCATCCATGATGTTGTAGAAGAAGAGGGACGCGACCGATAAGCCTCTCGTTTTTTGTGAGCACTGGGTTGTTCATAGGCCACGCATAACAGCCCGAAGCTATCGGCACCATGGCTTGCCCAATCGTGTTCGGCTCCCAAACCGATATTACGTTGTTCATCGCGTTTTTCGTGATACCAGGCAAGGGCTTTTCGCCCAGCGGTTGTTGTCTCACGATTAAACCATATAGCGGGGAATAATCGTCTTACAGCTTCGATCCGCATTTTGACAGCACCGACACCTTGATTAGGGATAATTTGGGTACGAAAACCAGCTTGTTGGAGTGCACTTTCGAAACTGACATTATAGACACGATCTTTTGTAGCTCCATCATGAGGCAAAACCATCAGTGCTTTTTCATAGCCCTTTTGACAGACCCATCCGATATGCTCTGATAAGGGCTGTCCTTGTGCTTCATAATAATCGAGAACACGAATTTCGCGTCCGACAAATTGCGCCACCCATAGAGCGGTTGCATCGGCTTTAGCGCCGGTTCCGCCGATATCCCAAAAGATTTTAACCTGGATCAGAGGATCACGCGGCACTGTAGTAATACGCCCTTCTTGTTCTGCTTCAAGCAGCAATTTTTGGTAATAAGCCCCTTGCATTGCCTGCAGATATTCCCCTTCCCAAATATGTTGATATTGTTCAGGCCTTTGTTCTAAATCAGCTTGTCGATCGCGATTAAGTTTCGCAGGAAATTTTGGATTGTCGCGCCAATTAATTTCAACGCCTTTGATATTAGGATCTTTGGTAAAACGGAACCGTTTTTCAACGGCAGCATTTTCTCGGCATGGGTTCCATGTCACCCATAATTCGGAATGCCACTCTTTTCCCTCTTCTCTGAGCGTTGGAATCAGGATTTGCCAAGCGGCATCGGTTACAGGCTCGGCCTCATCGACCCAACAGAGCAAAATACGCCCCATAGATTTAACGCTAGCGATATTGCGATCAAGACCAGCAAAAGCATAAACGATACAGCTGTCTTTTGATCTAATATATTTATCGCCAATTTCATAATAGTCGCTTAAAAAGGGATAGGCCTCGATAGCACGTTTAATTTCTTCGAGAGAACTTTCAGCCAATGAATTTTGGAATTGTCGCGCACAAAGGATAATGCCTCGTTCTCCGGCTTTTCCATGATGATAGCCAATCACAGCTGTCATCAAAGCAAAGGAGCGTGTTTTCCCTGATCCCCTCCCTCCCCAAGCAGCACGAACATCAGCTTTTCCAGTAAAAACAGGGATGAGCTTTGGAATCAAGGCAATCTGAACGGTTGTCATTGTGCGCTATAACCCTTGTTAACCGATAGAACTCTCTCTCATTGTGAAGCACTATATGACCCTATTCAAAGAATACACTTTTCAAAAATAGATATCTGCTCTCTGCGAGATCCTTGCCCTTAAGACTCTTGATCCAAAAATCATAAAACATCATCCATAACAAAAGTGATCCCGAAGAGTATAATTCCATTCCTCAACACAAAGAGTTAAGATCAAATAACGTCTTGACACATCGGTACTTGGTTTTGGCACACCCAACCGCCACTTACAAAAATAATGATAAACGCAAGCCGAAGAAGCCGACAAAAAATACGGAACGTCTAAAAATGAAAAACAAGCAGCTGATAAATAACGATTTAAAGATTACCTAAGCCATACCCTAAAATATAAATCACTCACAATTTCTTAAAAAACTCTTCGCATTTATGGGTTTTTTGTAGATATTCAAACATAAACCTGGAACATACACCACCTTCCTCAAACCACCTTCCTCAATCACTGAAAAGAAGAATTTCTATATTCCTTTAAAATCAGGGAATAGAGTATGGCTTAGGTAATCTTTAAATCGTTATTTATCAGCTGCTTGTTTTTCATTTTTAGACGTTCCGTATTTTTTGTCGGCCTCTTCGGCTTGCGTTTATCATTATTTTTGTAAGTGGCGGTTGGGTGTGCCAAAATCAAGTACCGATGTGTCAAGACGTTATTTGATCGTTTAGATCACCGATATTAGAAACCATCGGTACAATCTCAACACGCGAAATAACCTTGGTCTTTTCTTCATTTTCTCCCATCACATGCAAAGGCAAAACTTTTGCTAACAGAGAAAAGAAAGGAACAGGATTATTGATCGCATGATAACAAAGATAAGAAACCAAACCATCACGACCATACTGATTTCCCGCCTGTTCAGCTGCAGTAAGAAGTGCTTTTTTGAAAATCTTTGTTGTTTTATTCACCGTCCCTTTTGGCCGTCCTTTCCCCTTCAAAGAAAGAGAATTATCCTGTATCAT